GAACTGGATGATGACGAACTGCTGCTTGCTGTCTCTGTATTGTATGATGTAGTGCTATTACTTGTTGTACCTGTACTGCTAGTCCCAGTAGTTACTTCTGTTGCTACTGCTGCTGCAACACCTGCAGTACCTGACCCACCACCAGATGCAATGAGAGCAGTAGATGATCCACCACCACGTGCAGAACCAGTTGACGCTGTGCTCTGACTTGGTTTTCTATAGTTAGTAATACCAATGAACTCCTCTGCCAGTGTGGTAGGGGTTTTCTTATTGCCATCAGAATCTACTTCATCATTAGGTAGATACTTGCTGAGTCTTCTGAACTCATTCACAAAGTCATCAACGTATGCACCACGTAGCAAATAGATCTGACGTTTGAATTCATTCTCTTCATCCATCGTTTCATAGTTACTGACAGGTCTACGAGAATCATTCTTAGGAGTCAGGGTACCATCTGGTTTGATGTACTGAAAATTCTCATTGACTTGAAGACCTTCAGGTAGAATCACTTCACCATTCTGACCTTTAACCTCTTTAGTTTCATAGTGATGTACACTATCTACAGTACCGAATCTGTCTACACATATCTTATAAAGGTCCTCTCTTGTCACTGGCCATTCAGTGTTTACATTGATGATGTTGTTCACAAGTAAAACAATCCAGTCTAATCCACTATCACCATATGCATTCTTTGCAATTTGATCAGGACGTTCGTTATCTTTGATAGCATACTTAGTGAACCCTAAAAGTTCTCCTTTGTATAGATCTCGGATCTTAATACGACGGAAGATATTAACAGTCAGTTCATATGGATGGGTACCATTAAGGAACGTTCTGTTTCTTACATATACGTTAGGTAAATATTTAAAATATGCCATTAGGAACCTCCTCTTGCAAACATATCTGAAGTAAGGAATTGAGTTTCCTTGAAGGTGAGAGTCATTGTATATGCAACTGGACCATAGTCCCAAGTGTTATCAGTAATGTCTCTCAAAGTATTCATAAAGTTATCAGGTGATGTATTCAACTGTAGATTCTCAAGTACAACCTTGGAAGGGAATGAGTGAATACTCTTGAGCATACCACCATTGCCTGTAATCCTAAGATCATCACCACTCTCAGTCTCTTGTGCTTTGACACGAACAATACCGAGTCTGAAATAGTTTGGAATGTTTAGGAACCTAGCGTTGTTCAGAGTTCCTACATCAGTACCATTCCCTGTTGAAAGAGCATTTGTTGCTTTTTCTGCATTATCTCTAGTTTCTTGATCAGTGCTGGTGAGACCTAACTTAAACATCTTCTTGATCGCATCAGCATTACTACCAGACATCGTAGGATGCATAGCAAAACGAAGGAGTTTGAATATACCTAGTGCTTCTTGTGCTTCCTTAGCATTACGTGGTGCAATCTTAAAGTTAAATGTGTGGTTTCTATATGCCACACCTTTGAATGTAACTTCTTGGTATGGGTTGAATATTTTCTTAGTTGCAATGGCAGACAAAGCATTGCCATCAATATCTCCACCTGCACCTAGAGTAGAGTTAACTGTACCAATAGCAGATGATATTGAGTTCATTAAAAACTCTGGTTTTAAAGATCCTGCTGTTTCTTGTAGAGTATTAACAGCATTTCCTTGAGTCGGATTTGATGCTGCTTGCATAGCACCAAGACCTGCTGCACCTAAAGTGGTTTCATTATACATCGCTGTATAATTTTCTTGTAAACCATTAGGTAAATATAAAAATACATTACCAACTAATCCTGCATCAGATGCATTTCTAAAAGGTTCTGCTACGGGTTTACCGTTGTTACCTACATAAGTATAAGGATTACCACCCTGTTGAGGATCGTACACTTGAATTTTAAGATAATCTACGAGTTTAGTCGCAAAAGTATCTTCACGAGAGATCTCACGTCTCGACCCGAGTATATCGGTCGGCAATGTTCTTGGGTAAACTAGTGGGGTAGTCATATGCAGCGAAGTTATTCTGGAAGGTTCAGACCTAGTTACCCAGGAAAATACAAAGGTGACCCTACGAATATTATTTATAGGAGTTTGTGGGAACGTAAATTAATGGTATGGTGCGATAAGAATGCAAACGTAATGGAATGGGGTTCAGAGGAGATAATCATTCCATATATCTCACCTATTGACAATAGAATACACAGATATTTTCCAGACTTCTACATCAAAGGAAGAACTTCCTCTGGTACTACTAAATATATAGTGGAGGTAAAACCCAAGGCACAAACTCTTCCACCTAAAAAAGGTAGGAAGACTAAGAGATTATTGACAGAGATTGCCACGTACGGAGTCAATCAGGCGAAGTGGAAGGCAGCACGTGAGTATTGTGCAGATCGTAAGATGAAATTTATTATACTCACAGAAAAAGAACTCAAAGTATGAGCGTCTATCAAGATCTAAAAGATCTAGCAAACAATAGAGCACAGGCACCTTCTTGGTGGAGGAGTCAATTGTTCTTCTACCTATCAGGTCGTGGTATAGATGGTCCTGCTGTGGGAGGAGTATGTACTTTCCAGTATGCAGCAGAGTATGCAGAGAAGTATCAGTTCTGGGACAAATATCCTTTGGTGTATGTCATAGGTGAGTCAACGAACCACTTTTGGGGTGCTAATGTACACTATCTACCACCTCAAGCACGGGTCTCAGGGTTCACTCCGTCACCACCTCCTGTTACTCTGCATAAATACTTGCGAAGTAATGTTTTATCACCCTATTACAGCATTGAAAACTCTGAGTGGGCAGATATTGGTTTGATTCCCTCCGAAGAATTTGTAACCACTGTCAACGGAAGAAACATATCCGTACCAACGTCGTTAGTATTAAAGAAACTCTGATGTCATACGCAGCACCCAATTCATTTAGATCATTCACAGACCTCGTTTCTAAGGGAGCGTGGGAACCCTCCCGTGGTAATCTTTACTCTGTAGAGATTGGATTCCCTGGTGTCTTGGGATCTGCAGCACTTAATGGTGGTGGGACGATTGCATATGGTAGAGAATATTATGACGCTGTAAATTATTTTGCTGATCAAGTTACTATCCCTTCAAGAAACTTGACGACTGGAGACACTCAGAACTTTGGTCTTCAAAGATCATATGTAACAGGACAGACACCTAATGAACTAGCAGTGTCATTCTTAGTGACAAAGAACCAGTGGCATAGAAATTTCTTTGAGACTTGGATGAATTCTATTGCACCTGATGGTGAGAACAGAGTCAGTTTCTATGATGATTATATTTGTGACATTATTGTAAGGAAATGGGAGAGAGGATCTAACTTTATCGTGCAGACCGTGAAGAAAGGACAAAAATATCAAACACGTTTGAATAAAGCAGTTGGTATATGGAGATTCAATGGAGCATATCCATTCAACCTAGGTACAATGACCTTCGGTAACAGTAATTCAGAAGTGATGAGATTAGATGTACAGTTTAAGTTTGAGCGTTATAGATTTACTACAAAACAAGAGAAGGCAGGTGGTTGGACCAACGAAAAGGTTATAAACAATATAGATAGTGTTCTCGACGATAATGATTTCAGGACCTACGTCGGGGTCTAAATAGTTTTACTGAATTGTAATTTTACACGATGCCTTTACCCAAACTGAGCATTCCAGATTATGAATGCGTGCTTCCTCGTGGTCAAAAGGTTACCTATAGACCATTCCTAGTGAGAGAAGAGAAACTTCTTTATCTTGCTATGGAAACACAGGATAATAAAGAGATGATCAAAGCGGTGAAAGAGATTATCAAGAATTGTACCAACCTCAAGAAACTTGATGACCTTGCTACATTTGATATTGAATATCTCTTTCTTAGAATCCGTGGTAAATCTGTTGGTGAGGTGAGTGAATTTAAGATCACTTGCCCTGATGATGAGAAGACTCAAGTTGATGTTGAAGTCAACCTTGATGATGTGAAGGTAATAATTCCTAAGGAACATACCACCATTCTTAAAGTCAGCGATGATGTCACTATCACTATGCAATATCCATCCTTGGATGTGTTTGTGAAGAATAATCTCGTTGACAACCCAGGTGTAGACGATCTATTCAAACTTGCTGCTAGTTGTACTGAAAGTATTGCTGAAGGTGAGGATGTATATGAAGGAAAAGATCACACAACTAAAGAACTAGTTGAATTCTATGAAAATATGAACTCACAACAGTTCGGTTTAGTTCAGAAGTTCTTTGAAACTATGCCTAAACTCTCCCATACTATTGAGGTTTTCAATCCGAAGACTGAAGTTACATCACCAATTGTACTCGAAGGACTAGCAAGTTTTTTCGCGTAGCCCTAGCGCACGATTCGTTGATGAACATCTATGAGACCAACTTTGCTTTGATGCAACATCATAAGTACAGTCTCACAGAACTTGAAAATATGATGCCGTGGGAAAGGGATGTTTATGTGAACCTCTTGATGCGTTACTTACGTGAGGAAGAGGCAAGACAACGCCAACAGGCGGGACAACACCAGTCACTTTAATGGCAAAAGCAGCACCCAAGTTATCAATAAGAAACTTTATTCCTGTCACTACCTCTGGTATGGACAAGAAGGATCCTGCAATGTCAATGACCCTAGCGGTCAACCGATTGGGACATACTGTCACCGATGTTGGTAAGATTCTCACAAGTGGACACCAAGCACGACTTGATGCAGCGTACGCTGTGCAAGGGAGAAGATCTCTAGCACAGGACAGGGCGAGAGAGAGTAAGATTGAGAAGAAAGCAACTGAAGAGATAGAAAGAGAGTCGAAATCAAGAGGATATTCAAAGGGTGGGAGTGGTATCTTTGGGTTCCTATCACCATTAATAGAACCACTGATTAAATTTGCGGCAACTCTTGGTACATTCTTTGCATTAGACTGGTTGTCTAAGAAGGAAAACAAAGAGTCAATTCGAACTGGGTTCGAATGGATCGGTAAGTGGTTGGGCACGGTCTGGAAGGTTGGATCGTGGGGATTCGGTATGATATATGATGGACTGTTCGATCCAGACGGGAACGACAGTTACTTAATGAGAGCGCTGAAGGTTGTAGGGGGCATCGCCGCGCTCAAGGTAGCAAGTAGGATTTTAATGCCCTGGAAGTTGGCAGGAGATATTGGTAAACTATCAAAATTATTTAAAGTTAATCGTACCAAGGCAACAAAAAACGCAAAGAAAGTAAATCAAAATAATTTCTTAAAGCAAAAACCAAAAAGAGTAGCAAAAGGTATCAGGTCTGGTAACGCATCAAAGGCAGCACGAAAGAGATACGCTAGAAGATTTGGTGGCAATGCATCCAAGTCAAGATTCGGTGGTCGTATTGCAGGAAGGGCAGGATTTAAAGGTATGACAGGTATGGGTCGCTTTATGCGATCTGGTGCTGGTGGAGGTATATTTGCAGGTGCACTCTCATTTGGATCCAGACTCGCTGCTGGTGACAAAATGAATGTAGCAGCAGGTGGAGGTATCGGTGCCACTATTGGTACAGTTGCGGTCACTGCACTGTTAACACCTGTCCTAGGACCATTCGCACCTATTGTGGGTGGTGTTCTAGGTGGGTTCTTTGGAGATAAGATTGGAGCGTTCCTTGGAGAGGCAATAGAACCTGTTCTGAAACCTCTTGGAGATTACTTTAAGAATATTGCTTTACCAATGTTTAATGCATTTGTAAAACCAGTTGCAACAGCAATACAAAATTTGTTTGAACCTTTGAAGCACGTCCTTGATATGGTGCTTGAGTTTATTGCACCTATTGCAGGTGCTGCTTTCCAAGGTTTGATGGACTATGTTATTGGTCCTGCTGCTAAGGCAGCGTTAGATAGTATTGTCTGGATATTTGAGAAAGCAATATGGGCAATTAATAATGTTGGAGGATTTATTAAAGGTACAGGGAATACTTTAACCAGAGTCATTGGTAGTGATGGTCAAAAGGCAATGGCACAGGTAGAGAATGAAGACTATGATGTGAAGAGATTGAAGGCAGAACTTAAAGTAATAAGAGAAAGAATTGCAAATGGTGAAGGTGGAAGTAGATCTGCCTGGTTTGGGGTTGATGGCGTGTTCAAGACATCAAATGGTGCTCCAGGGATGACCATTATGAATGGACACTGGAATGGTTTAGGTTCAACCAACGAAGAAAAAGCGAAGCACTGGGAGAATGTTTTAATACCGTTCGCTGAAGAAAAAGCAGCGAGTGCGAAGGCAGCATTGGCACAGTTTGAGATGGCACAACCTAAAACTTCTATGGTCGATGATCCATTTGTATCGAAGAAAGGTATCGGTACCGATGATAGTCCTGTACCAAAAGGAGGACGTATAGATTTCCAAGGACACGGTGATGGTGCTACTGGTGTGCTACGTCTGTTTGATGGTAAGAATAGAAAGATTGGTCAGTGGGAAGCGATTAGTGGTCAATATAGTACAGCAGGCACATCACAATCACAAAGAAGAAACGTATCTGGTGCTCTTTATCCTTTACCAGATGGTAAGTATCCTCTTGTTGGATTTGCAGAACACTCAAATGTAAGTGGTATTGGAACTTGGTCTACCTTTATTAACAATATGGGTGGTGTTATTGGTAAGAGATCTGCAATTCAACTTCATAATGATATTAATGACAATGGTACTGCAGGTTGTGTTGGTGTGACTCTTGGTGGTACTGCAGGTAATAATAAAGATAAGGATTTTGTGAAAAAATATAAACAGGTGATGCCAGAAACTATAAGAGTTTCTATCGCTAAAGGTGCAAAACAGTTGAGCACTGGACCTTCACCTAGTCCTGACAATAGAGAAATCAGACCAACAGATCTAAATAGTACGAAGACTAGTGAATTAACACGGTCATCTCAACAACAAGATACCGAACTAAGTTCTGGAGATGGATCTTCAATGGTAGTATTCCAACCAATTATTAAACCTGTTGTCTCAGAGACTGGTGTGATAGGAGTACAAACGGTCACTAAGTCTGGTGATTTCTCTCTAACAGGTTTAAATTCATAAACTATGAGTAAGATAAGACTATACAAATACGTCACACCACCTAAAGAGGCAGATGGTGCACAGATGACTGTCGGTAAAAAAACATTTACCACCACAGGTTTCGTCCCGACAGTTAAAGCAATTAATTCCCTAGGAGCGACTGTAAATAGTATTGGTCTTGCACTGAAGAAGAACCAACTAGCACAACAAAGACTTATGGATGAGCAGCGCCGCTTTGCTGCTCTTCAAGCAGATAGACAAAGAGAAGCAGCGATAGAAGCAAAAGGAGATACTGCAGATAGTGCAATCAGTGCCACAAAGGGCGCTGGTTTGGGATTTATGGAATATTTGATGAAATTCCTTAAAAACCTCTTGATATTTGGTGCACTCAATTGGTTATCTAAGAAAGAGAACCGAGAGAAGATAGTAAAAGCGTTTGAGATGGTTAGTGGGTTATTTAAGTGGATTGGGAACACGATAAATTGGTGGAAACAGAAATATGGCGAGTTATTTGGCGAAGATAGTGATGGATGGACCAGATTCAAAGCAGCAGCAAAAATGCTTGGTGCAGGACTTGCTGTATTAGCAGGTTTATCATTCCTGAAGAATCCTATCGGAACTGTCAAAGCATTTGGTAGTATTATTGGTACTATCGGTAAAGGTATCCTGAATCTGGGTAAATTCCTTGGTGGCAACCCTCTAGGTCAGTTAGCACTAGCAGGTGCACAGGGTGCTGCAGCATATCAGGATGTATCACAGAACTATGACGGTGTTGAAGAAGACAGGATGGCAGCGGCGAGAGGTGCTGGTATTGGTGCTGCAGGTGGCGGTATGGCACTTGGTATGATCGGCAACCAGATTGCAGGTCCTATCGGTGGTTTGATTGGTAACGCTGTTGGTGGATTACTAGGAAAAGAGGCAGGCAAGTTCCTTGGACCTATAGTTGGTAATTTCTTTAATACTATTAAGGAAGCATTTGACTTTATGATGCAGACACTTGATGAGTTCTTTAAACCTTTAAGAGAGGCAATTACAGAACTTTTCAAAGCAGTGGGTCCTCCATTGCAGATGATAGTAGATGCGATCAAACCACATCTACCTAAATTACTGTCGTTTGCCGAATTTATGGGTAAAGCGGCATTCTTCCCACTGATCAAAATGATCGAAGGGTTGACATTTTTCCTCAAGATGATTCCTGGGGTGCAAGAGAGAATGGACGCGGCAGAGAACGCAAATAACGAAGATACGCCAGAAATGTCCATAGGTGGAATCGTTCCACAGACTGCAGTTCTACCTGAGAAGTCGGATGGTGGTTGGATCTCTGGACCACAATCAGGTTACCCAGTATCACTCGATGGTGGTAAGTCCGTATCCTTTATCGGACACGGAACTGAATATGTGGCACAAAGATCTCGTGGGGGTTTTGTTGTTCCCTTTAATACCCCCCATACTAAGAAAGACCCTGGACTTACTAGTAGAAGAATTCAACAAGCAACTTCTGCAGGATATAAAGTCCCTGGATTTTCTATGGGTGGTACAGTTCCTTTTGATTTCGGATCTAAAAAGTCAACAGCAGTTTCATCACTACCCCCATCAAACTACGGACAATATAAAGGATATTCATTTGGTGGTATGTTGAAAGGTATAGGTTCAGCAGTGGCATCGGCAACTCTACCCCCAGGTGCACAGGCAGCAATGAACTTTATGCAACCACATATCAATACTGCTGCACAGAATATTGGTGGTGTTGTGAATAATGTTGTTGATATTATGCCACCTGCACTTAAAGCAAGAACTGGTAATATTATTAATAAAACAGTTGCAAATATCAAGAGTATTGCTACTAAGGTCAAGACTAGTGACCTAAATTCTAGTATAGAGACTATGGTTGCTGAAGCAATCGTACTACCTACTGCTAAAACTAGTTCAGGTGGTGGTGGCGGTACCCCTGTTGTACAAAAAGGTAATCCCAATCCAGCGAATGACTTCTTGTCTAGCAGGTTTGGTAGAGTTGCTGAATCCGCTAGTGTATTGAGTAATCTGTTCTGATGTCTGAATCAACGTACCAAGCAAAAGGGTATAAAATTAAACAGTTTAATCTGTATTTGGCAGATGACTATGTTCCATCAGAAAAGATTCAGGAACTGTCACCTGAAGGGGGAAAGGCAGTAGATATTAGAGGTATCTGCCCTGGATTTAATTATATTGAGTCTATCGATTCTCCTTCGGTCAGAATGGAGATTGCAGTAATGGATACTGTTGACTTGATTTCGGATCTAACTGGTAATGAATTTATTCAACTAGAAATGGAGTCAGATAGTGCTCCAGATCAACCTCTAATCGTCAGACAACGTATTTTTAAGATTGGTGCGGTAACTAAATCTGAAAGAGCACAATCATATGTGATATATACAGTTTCACCAGAAGCATATAACAATGAAACAAATAGAGTATTTAAAGCATTTAGATATAAGACTGGATCAAGTCACGTAAAAGAAATTGTCAACAAGTTTTTGAAGTCATCTGGACGGAAGTATTCATACGAAGGTTCTAAAGGTAACTTCAATTTTATATCTCCCTCTTGGAGACCATTTGATGTTATTGCATATATCTCTGATAAAATTGTTTCATCTGAAAACAACAAGGCAGGATATTTGTTCTTTGAAAACAAGAATGGGTTCTATTTTAATACTATAGATACCCTTACCAAGGGAGAATTGATGAACAAGGGAAGTGTCCCGACGTTCACATATGAACAAGCAAATGTCGGCAATGCCGAGTATAATGCTTACAGTATCGAAAGTATGAATTATCCAGATCAGGGCAACCATCTGGAAAAAATGCGAACTGGTGCATATGTAAATACCGTTATCGGTGTTAAAGCACCTGCACTCACTTCAGGTAATCTCCCTACAGCAGGGAGTGGAAAGAGTGGACCCTCTGGTTCAATCTCACCGCCAAGGACTCAATCATTAATTGAGGTATTTGGACAGGCAGAAACACTTAATGATGCTTTTCCTTTTCCAAAGATCAAGGAAGCATACTTTGATGAGAAAAAACCTACCAGAGTTAAAATCCGTGCTCTACCTGGAATGAAGAATGCGAAAACGTCTCAAGATGGAACCGATACTGCAGGAAATATGGATAATGACACCATTGCAGCGAGTTCATACTCGTATTCTCGATGGCAGTTACTTAACTCCATAAGACTTGACATAACCATCCCAGGTAATGTATCATTGGCTGTCGGTATGGTAATTCAATGTAAAATTCCTGCATCTTCTAACGTAGAGGAAAGAACTGTATTGGATCCTGTATATTCGGGACGTTATCTTGTCGTAGGACTAAAACACGACTATAGTCCTACTGGATTAACTACCCATTTACAACTATCTAAAGATAGTGTAACCTCATAAAGGAGACCTAATGAAATCACTAGAAGACCACATCCAACACGATAAAGAAATCTTGGATAATCCTACAACAAGTCCTCAGACTCGTAGGCACATCGAAGGCGAACTTCACGAGTTGGAAGATTACGTCGATCATCACAAAAAAGAAATTGAGGAAGGAGATCATCACGATCCTACTGCTCTCGAACTATATTGTGATCAAAACCCTTCAGAACCAGAATGTCTGGTTTATGAAGACTAATAACCTATCATCTATTATTATGGCAGCAGTACAATCGTTTATTGCAGGTGGCAAAATAAAAGAAGAAATCATTGACGGTGTAGTAGATTTTTACAACACCTGTGATTATCTTGCCAAAGTCCCTGGTGAATATAGTGGTGGAACTGATCCATTGATCAAGAACTCCACGGATATGTCTGTTCCATCTTGGATCAAAGATCCGAGAATTACAAATTATTTGGATGAGGTACAAGCGTGCATTCAATTGTACGTCGATCAATATCCCTGGGCAAAAATGGCGGATTTGGAGGTTATCGAACCATTCAATATCCAGAAGTATGAACCAGGGCAAGCATTCACACAACCACACTGTGAAAGAGTAGGTTCCAATAAGACCACCTCTTTCAGACATCTGGTATGGATGACATACCTAAACACCGTAGAGGAAGGCGGTGATACACAATGGGTTCATCAAGACCTACAGATTCAACCAGAAAAGGGTTTAACCCTGCTGTGGCCTGTAGATTGGACTCATATTCATCACGGTAACCCTGCACCAAACGAAGAAAAATTAATTGTAACTGGATGGATTTCGTATGCGTAATGTCCTATTGGCGACATTGTTGAGTTTGAGTTTACCTGTAGCAGCAAACCCTTTACCAAAACCTATTGAAGGTAAAATTACTAAAGGGTGGTTTACAAATGATGCTATGGGATGTATGCTCCTACAGGAGTGTACTGAAGATGTAAAGAGAGTCCGTAATACGGACGATGTACAAAAGATTTTTTCTAACCAAAACTTCAATACAGTTAGAGAAGAGTTTAATAGTCTATCAAGATCATTTGACAAATTAGGAATTAACGTTTATATTGCAAGTCCAAAGTATTTTCCTGTTGGACATAGAGGTGTTTACCATACTGTGAGTAATCATTTCTATCTAAATGAGGCACACGTCAGTCGTCCTAATGTGTTTATGGCAGTAGTCAGGCACGAAGGTTGGCACGCTGCTCAGGATTGTATGGCAGGTACCCTTAACAATTCATTGATCGCTATTATTCACCCAGAGGACCAAGTTCCTAAAATGTGGCAGAATATGGCAGAGAAAACGTATTTCCAACAACCCTCGGCAATCCCTTGGGAAAAGGAAGCGTTTTGGGCAGGGCACACAGAGGGTATGACTGCACAAGCACTTAAAGTCTGTGCATCATCTACTCCTATGTGGGAACATTACTCACCCACTCCTCTCACAAGGAAGTGGTTACTCAAAAACAAATACATTAAATGAATTGTTGGCATTGCCAAACTGAGTTAATCTGGGGAGGTGACCATAGTCTCGATGAAGAAGACTATCCAGTCACCTCGTCGGAGTATTCTATGGTCACTAATCTGAGTTGTCCTAAGTGCAACTCATTTGTTGAAGTTTATTATCCACATCAATGAAGAAAAAGCATTTTCATCAAGTGAAAGCATCACCTTACTACGTTTTCTGGGGTATTTGTACTGTTGCTGTTGTAGCAGGACAAATTTATATTGGCAGCGGTTATCACCGTATGTCAGAGAGTTTTAATAACTATGTTGAGTCACTTGCTAAATAATAAAAACTATATATCGCTGTGAGTTTAACTGCTGCTGTCGGAAAATCTGATGTAATGGGACGCGACGGGTTCACTTGGTGGATCGGAGAAGTCGAGTCTATTAAAGATCCTCAGATGATCGGTAGGGTCAAGGTGCGTATTGTCGGTTGGTACACTGGTGCTGGCGGTGAATCGTATCTTGATAAAGTCCCTACTGAAGATTTACCGTGGGCAGTTGTTATGCTTCCTACAGATCAGGCAGGTATCAAGAATACTGGTACTAAGACTGAACTGCAGGTTGGTGCACAGGTTCTAGGTTTCTTTTTAGATGGTGAAGAAGCACAACTTCCTGTTGTGATGGGATCCCTCCGTGGATTCCGTGGTATGAGTAATCCTAAAAGTGGAGATACTACACCTACGTCAGATGAGAAGATCAGTGCAACTACTATTGCATCTAATGATGAGGCATTATCTGATGATGAAATGCCTCCTGCATCAAAAGATGTAAAAGGACAAGTTGCACACCAAGGTACTTCATTTAACGTAGATCCAAGTCAACAGGTTGGTGACGAGGGTGGTGGTGAAGAAAAGTCTAGAGGATTGTTGTCAATCCTAGAGCAACAAACACCTGGAAATCCATATACAAACCCTACTAAGGTTCCAGCAGAAGCACAAGGTGTTGCTGATGGAGCGGTCGGTCCAAGTGGGGACGGTTTTGAAAAAGACCTTGAAAGAATGCTGACAGAGTTCGGCAATCTTAGCGGCACACTCGCGACTGACTTAAATGGTAATCTCACTTCATTGATTACTGGTAAGAAGGTTTTTAACGATGTGATGAATGAATCGATGGCAGGTATCAAGAACTATGTTTCTTCTGCTATGACTGGTATCCTAAGTTCCTTGAAACAGATGCTTGCAAAAGGCATCGAGGCAATTATGGATAAGATTATGTCTGCTATTAGTAATGTTGTCCCTACAGGAGTTATCTCTTCAATCCTAACACTTGCAGACTTCATTACCAACTTGTTCTGTAACTTCGAAGCAAATTATATTATCAAAGGACTTCAGGGTGCACTTGGAGATATTAGTGGATTCGCCAGTGATATTGCAGGTAAGGTAGTTACTAAAGTTGTCGGTGGTTTTGCTGATAAAGTTACTGATACAGTCAACGCAGTTATTGGTAAGGTTCAAGGTGCTATTGGTAAAGTTTCTGGAGTTGCTAATAAGATCACATCAGCACTTGCTATGGCAAAGAAGGCAACTGGTGTTGCTCGTAATATCAAAGATAAACTAGATACTCTTTTTGAATTTGATTTCTCTAAGTTAAACTTCCAATCACTCGTTTCAATCATTCTTGGTATCCTTGCAGCACTGTTTGGAAACAAGGATTGCGGGAGGAAGATTAAACGACCGAAAATTAAATTCTGGATGCCCTTGTTGGGTACAACGACGTGTGCTAGTGTTCCAGACTTCTTAGAAGAAGAAGTTACTGTTTATACTGGTGGTGGAAAAAACAATAAGAAGAAGGGAAGTTACCTCAGTAATCTTTTCTCGGATATTGATGTATATGCTACACAAGCAGAATCATTCTTGAATGGTGCAAAAACTATTCAAGATAACACCCCAGGAAAAGAGAAAACTATTGTTCAGCACGCAGGTGGTCAGACTGTGATCGCCACCGTGATGGGTGACCAACATACAAACGTCCCTGGAAATGATACAAAGATCATTGGTAGAGATGATTGCAAGACTGTCAAGAAAAATAAAACTCTGACTGTTGAGGGTGATCTTAACCTCAAAGTTATGGGTGATTTCAACCTTGAGGTTGGTGGTGCATTCAATACTCACCTCTCACAAAATGTTGAGACAGATGAAAAGACTGGTGAACCTGCATCAGGTGCAAAGCAATCTAAAGCAGCACAAACATATTCATCAGATTATAACGTTGCTTATGAGGGTGACTATCAGATTCAAGCAGCAAATATTAAATTGAATGCTCACAGTGAGTTGAGTTTAAACGCTTCAGCAATTAATAATAAGTGTACAACATTAATGAACACTGTTTCTGGTGAGATTATCAACGAGGCAGCGTGGAAGTCTGAGTTTATCAACAATGTTATTTTCCAGAACATTGGAATGACTAATGTGATCCCTGGATTGACAGGTAGATGTACTTTGATGAAAGGTCTTGACCTTACTATCTGTGGATCAGGAGCAGGTACATCACCTCTCCCTGCTGCACACGTTCGTATTGCTGAGTGTACAGGACAACCTGGGGGTATGGTGGATCTAGTTACAGGTACAGGTGGTGGTCACTTGACTCTGGTTAAAACACCTAAAGGTGGTATCGGAGAATTCGTTACAGGAGCAGGTGGTGCTATCCTAAACACTGTCAACAACGGTGCTATGGCATATACAGTTGGAACTGGAGTCTACACAGCAGGTTGTACAGGTGGTCTAGCACAGTTCGTTGGACTACCCATTATGCTGAATTAGTGCTATACTAAGGTCAGTCACAAGAATTCAATGCCTGCAAGGAAGTACGAAGTTCTCCTTCGTAGACCAAACGGTCCAATCAAACGTGTTATAATTGACGAAGTGTTCTCTGCACAAGAGGCACGTCAAACCGCAGCATCTATGTATGGTCTGCAAGTTATCGATTGCTATCCTACATACAAATGACTGACGAGTACCTAGACCAATTGTACGTTGATTATGTTTGGATCAATTTTCCGAAACGCACCCTGTCCATACAAGTTAGTGATGGAAATATTGAAAAGATTCGGTATAAGTTCACCGAAGAAGGAGCAGAAGGATTCCGAGAATCCGTAACTAATGTCCAAGGGGCAGTTGACAACGAATCTATTTGTTATTTACTATGATCCATCACTACAACGCTGATCCAAATATCACATTTCCGATCTCCATTATGGTTATCGTTGTGATCTTTGTTTTCTATGGCGTCTACAAAGGATTCTTTGATAACGAGGGACTTGACGATCCATTTGATGACCACGATGATTAAAACCTATGATTAGAGTTACTATCGACGAAGCACAAGAAAATTTTGATTTCTTGTTCAAACTTGTTGAACGCGGTGAGAATGTTCTCATCGAAGCACCTAAAGGTAATGTTGTTATGACACAAGTTGCCCCAGGGCGCACTATTGGTTCTGAAGTAGATTCACTTCTTAATGAAGAAGAACAACTACCCAATATGGACAACTTACCTAGCGAAGGAGCACTTGGTGCACACGTTGCACAAGAGACTGCTGCCGCTCATAAGATGCTGTGACCGAGATTGAAGAATTAAAGTCACTGTTGTTTCATCCTTGGGAAAACAAACAACAAGCACAGAACTCTCCATCTCATTTCTCCCACGTTCACTATCAGTTCTGGGAAGAAGATGGAGAGATTCATTCTGCTCAATGGTATGACTGGAATGGAGAAATGTACCGAGAGCGTAATCACAAACTCTTGGACAAAGGTAATCACATTGAGTTGCAAACCTTTCGCAAGGATAATACTCAAGAACCTAGTATGCTCTTCACTAAGGTAGGGAAGGGTGGTTTCTGTGGTAGAACTGAACAGGATGCTAAGAATAGCAGAGGTGAAGACGTATATTCTTACGTCACTGTGACTGCTGAAGAATTTACATCTATTGATAAAGGTACGACGTGGGGTAAAACTCCAGGACCATTCATTTTCAAAAGAAAATATATAGATTAGATCTATGAAAAAGTTTCTTGATCACTTAGTCCACCACTGGCATAACATCAAGCAATGTCAACTCAACCCGACTTCATTTGCTTATGTACATTATGAGTGGTACTACGAAGATGACGTATTGAAAACTAAACAGTGGTATGACTGGAATGGTGATGTATATCGCCAGAGAGAACATAAAATTGTTATTGATAATGATCAACTAATCCTACAAACTTTCAAAGATGGAATCAACGTCAGTGATATGACGTTCACAGAAGTCCAAGATCGTGTTTGGGTCGGTAAATCTGAAAGGATTGACGAACAAGGTAGGAGAGTTGAAACCAAGGCAAGACTTACTAAAGACTCTTGGGAAACGTCTGACAAAGGGTGGGACAAATCAGGAACTCTTCTATGGGGATCAGAAAAAGGACCTTTTGAGTTTGTAAAATGTACACGGTAAATTCAGATTTTAGACTTATTCACGGACAAGGTGTCGTCAAGATGTGGTACATCAATGGCATCCCCTTTACGTTTGATGAAGTTGATCGACCAACTCCTGAGTTAATAGATGAATGTACTGAAAAAATGTGCTATACTATGGAGGAACTTTATAGGCACTCCCAATACCTCATTATGGAATCTTGCCACCCTATCGTCTTTGAGTTGACAGACGTGGTAAGATGTGAAGAGGAATTGCCATTTTAATAATGCCACACTACAAACCTTATTCACCAGAATGGAACAGGAGACGCTACTTACAGGAAGCGTTAGACTCCTACATCAACGATGACGTTGATAACGATGACATTTTGTCAGACATTCTTGGTATCCTTTCAGATCGATCAGAGTCAGCGTACGCTGAATTCCAGAAGGTTGATGCCTTGAAAGAGATACTCGGTTCTAAATAATCAAAACGCTCGTAGACAATGCTCTCAACTGCTTACCGACTTCGACTCGAAGGGATCTGTAAGAAAATCTCCAAAGGAGAAGAAGTATCAATCTCAGATATGATCTGGGCAGAGAAATTATCAAAGAGTCATACAACTGCCCGAGAGTGGATGCGTCAGGCACGACGAGCATCCAAAGGGATCGATGAAGGCAGTACCGATGATTTTCTGAATAGGATGGGGTTAGGTGAACCAGACCCATCCGATACAAGAACAGGGTTCACCGACGCTGATGACATCAATGATTGGTTTCATCACGATAAACCAGATGATTGGAGACAGAGAGATTGAGTAGTAAGATGATGTTCTTGGTTGACACTGGTGATGGTAGGTGTGTCAGTCACGATGGTTACATCCAACTCGGTAGTTTCTCTCATACTGTAGAGAAACATCTCGAACTATGTCCTGATCAAGAATGGCAAGTTACCTACTGGATGCCTGACCCGTTCTATATGAGGTATAAAAGACCAAACTATCAACATACTATGAAGGCAAACGAAGGTTCTCCTAGAACTGACAATGCTACTGATAGTAGACCAAGGGATTTCCCAGACCAAGCAACAACCAGATTAGAGAGAACATTATGACAAAACCTGTTGAAAACTACGAGCAACTTATTGCTCGCTTTACTAAACGTAAAGAACAACTGTCTGCTAGACAAGATGACCTACAAGGTTGGTATGAAGAGTATATAAAGAATGAGAACGCTCTGACAAGATTGGAAGGTTCTCTACAAGCAATCGAATACGTTGCCTTTGGCAAAATGCCTGGGGACGGTAACCACGATAAATTCAAAGACCACAAACCACAGAACTAAATGCTATCACTTCTATTCACAGCAGCAGGTGTGTTGAACTTGTTCTTCTACATCTTCGCAGTTGGATTCGTAATATCACTACTGTTAGAACAGTGGTTGAAATACAGACCTTTCTCTGCTTTTAAAGAGGTAAACGAGAGGAATAATTTTATAGTCCAGACGAATAGGAAATATTGCTGGAGACAAGCGTGGGTAACCAATCTAATGTGGTTCACTTGTAATGTAGTTTTGTATATTGTTTCAAGAAATATGCAATCACCATCAGATACATTCTGGAATGGTTTGTAAGGGTAAATAGTAGTATCTTAAAAGGCGACAGATGAGTCATCCGAATGCAGTTTTGTACAGCAATGGTTCACAAGAGTGTGAGAGAGCAGAACAGTTCCTTCAATCTCAAGATTTCGACTTTCAAACATATCAACTAAATCATCACTTTACACAACGAGCATTTGAGAATGAATTTGGAGAGGGTGCATCGTACCCTCAAATTTCTATCGGATCCAAGCATATTGGTAGTCTGAAAGAGACGCTTCAAGACCTCTACCTGCAACGTGTATAAATAAGATTGTATAAAAAAGCGCCTGAGTCAAGTGGGAACAAAAAGAATTTCACAATTAGAAACTCTGGCAGATGCCGTTTTGACGGGAGAAGCGATTCTTCCCGTTGTGATTTCTGACCCGCTGATACCGAATAGAAAAGCAAAAATAAATCAACTTTTCAAAGGTGTATCCGCAGGAAGTCAGTCCCAACCTGGACTTTCGTTCGATTTGGATAGGGACACAGGACTATACCAGAATTCATATAATGAGATTGGTATTGCTTTTGGTACATCAAGTATGTACTATAGAAAGCAACCAAACGCTGACGGTTCTGCTACGATTCGAATGATCGCTGGAGATACTACATCTTCCAACGTTAATATCGATATGCGTCCACAGGGATCTGGTAGATTCCTAGTGAATGGACCTGCTGAGTTCCAAGATGTCAACCTGCTTATTGCAGATGACCAGAACCCAGACAAGAAAGCAAAATTTGAAATCTCTGGTGTTTCAACTGGTGCAGGTATTCGTACCTTCGCACTTCCAAGCACAGGTAGTTTTACATCAACAACTCTTTTAGGTAACGATACTGCACAGACTATCAGTAACAAGACGATCATCATCAAAGATGGCGACTTGAGAATTACTGGTTCATCTGACACTAGTAAGATTGCTCTATTTGAGTGTGACTCTTGGGAATCCCCTGGAACTCACCTCTATAGACTTCCTGATTATGGTGCAGGTGTTGCACAATCAACACTTCTTGATACTGTTACCGAACAGAATGTTAGTAACAAAAACTTCATTAACCCCTCAATTAGTAATATTGAGTCTGGTGATGCTAATAATCCGACACCACAAGTCACATTCCAATCTGGTGATGTAACTTCTAATCGTATTGTTACTTTCCCTGACCAGTCACTTACAGTTGCAGGTACTGAATCAACTCAGGTATTCAAAAACAAAGAATACGCTGATCCTAGATTTGCAGACGCAACTGACGTTACCAAACGTATCCAGTTCGATCTATCTGCTATTTCTGGAACAACTCTTTTACGTTATGCGTTCCCACATAATAATCTGAATGTTCCTATCTCATCTAATAACGTAGTTGTTACTGAGAAAGCACAACAGGTTATCGAGAACAAATCTGTGGTGGGTCTTCAACTAATCAGTGGAGACAACGATCAGAACAAGATCAATTTTGTGCTAGATAATGTAGAAGGAACACGTTCTATCAGATTCCCGAATGCTGATGCAACGTTACTTTCAACCGAAAACGTTACGACACTTGGTGTTAGTTTCGGTGGTTCAATTTCTGCTCCTGATCTTGGTGGCAGACTAAGATTACAACAACACTTTTTCTCAGGTTTCTAAAAAATGAGCGCAGGTAGACTCGCTGCATCCGCCCCTGCAGCAACAACAAATACTGTGCTGTACTCGACTAGTCAGTTGAATACAGCATCCACCGTATTACTAGCATCGGAAAGAGGTGGATCCGCTGCGACTTATCGAGTTGGTCTTAAAGACTACACTCAGAAACTCACTTTAGACGCGAGTAATTACAAGTTTAATAGAGGTAACCCAGTTTCAACATATAAACTGGAAATTGCACCTGGGATTTCAAGATCCGATGCAACCCCTGGTTTACAGATCTCTTCTTCTGACTTTGCTAAACAAGCATCAGTCTTGGACGTGGTTGTTGATACCAGTGTTATCACGAACTATGTGAAGGTTAAGACATATACTTCTATTGGTATTGATGCAACTGGTATTTCAGGAACATTTCAGGGCGGTGAAACTGTAACTGGTGGTACTTCAGGTGTATCTGCAACATTCCGTGGTATCGGGACCACAATGAATATTGAGATTGCAGACATTGCTTCAGGTGCAACAACACTCAAGATGAGTGATGGTACTGCATCTGCTGGTAGTTCATATTTCGTACTATCTGATGGAGTCAATGGATATACTCCTGAGGTCATCCAAGTGGGTACTCCTACCTTCTACAGTGGCACAACTGGCGGTGCTAACGCAACTGTCACACGAGCACAATTCGGTACCTCTGCTGCTGCACACCCGTCAGGACAGATGGTTTCATTCTTCCAAGATTCAGGAACCACTACAACTATTAACGAAGGTGCACAGTTCGCTGTAGCAGACACTACGTTGACTGTTACTGATGGTACTGTAATCGTCTCTGGTCAATACTTACGTGTTGGCAACGAGATTATGCTTTGTACTGGTGTAGTTGGTAACGATCTTTCAGTTACCAGAGGTCAGTGGGGTACTGTAGATGCTGCACACGCTGATGGTGCAACTGTCACACCTATGTCACAGGGTGCTCAGGCAATGGTCAACTGGTTTGACAGTGCTGAGACTGTTACAGGTGGTACTTCTGCTGCTACTGTTGACACTCAGTTCACTGCAACTTCAAGTGCTATCTACACAACAGGATTTGTTTGGGGTACTGTTTCAGGTCAGGAAGTTGTTCCTTCTACGTTCTCTATGGATGTGGAAAGAACATACAGATTTGATCAGTCAGACTCAACAAACGCTTCACTTCCTCTTAGATTCTCTGATACACAAGAGGGTACAGGAGCGACTCCAGTTGCAGGTACAGAATACACAACTGGTGTAACGAAATCTGGTACTGCTGGAACGGACGGGATCATTGATCTTATTCCCACATCACAATCACCTAACCCACTGTATTACTATGCTGAGGGAACTGTTTCAACTGCAGGTACTACAGTTTATTCTGCTAGTTTAACTGTTGTACAAAACCCACAATACACAGAGATACTTCTCTATGATGTGGATGGAACTTGGGTCACTGGTGATACATTCTTGGTTGGTACTTCAACAATTACTGTTGGTACTGTAACTGGTGGTAAGTATGGTTGGGTCACAGACTGGACTGCTCCAGTTCTTTCTGTTGCTCTTGGAGTTGGATCTGCAGCATTTGCAGGGGCAGACACATTCGTTGACACACCCCCTGAACAGGGTGCTGACAGAAGTACAGTCACTGCCAGTTCGGTTACTGCCCCTAGTGACCTTGCAACTGAAGATTACATTTATTATGACTATGCTATCAGTGCTAATGGTGCTAACAAACATAGTGGAATTGTGGTAGGACCTAATTCACACATTGTGGTTTATGCATCAAGTGCAGATTTGTCATTCCAAGTGAATGGATTCGAGAATGAGGCGAACGATTTCTTACCCGATCAGTACAACCAAGCTGCTGCAGGTGGCGGTGGTGCTGGTGGAGGCGGCGGTGCTGCTCCATAACCTAATCTTGACCCTTCATAAATAACCATATAGACAGGATTCCTATAGAAGATGGCACTAACACGTCTTAAAAATATCATCACGTCGAGGACTGGTCGTATTATATACGTCAACCCCGACGACTTCGATGCATCGGATGCTTACGACAACCGAGGTAACTCGGCACTGCGCCCGTTTAAGACGTTGCAACGTGCCTTCCTTGAGGTATCGAGATTTTCATATAGAGTTGGACTTAGTAATGACGAATTTGACGCATTCAGTATATACCTATATCCTTCAGAATACGTTCTAGATAATAGACCAGGGACCAGTAATTTTAACGAGATTACGCCGTTTGACGAAAATACAAACTTTGATTTAACTTCTCCTAACAATATCCTATACAAATTTAACTCTGTGAACGGTGGAATCATCGTACCCAGAGGTTGTTCTGTTGTTGGATCTGACCTTAGAAGAACTAAGATCATTCCTAAGTATGTTCCATATCCTACTATTAACGCATCACTTGGTATTACAGGTGCAAACGAACCAGGGGCATCAGCAATCTTCAGATTGACTGGTGGTACTTACTTCTGGCAGATGTCCTTCTTTGACGGGGACAATAACGGGGTATATTATAGAGGAGACGTTGCAGATACTATTGCACCTAACTTCTCACACCATAAGATTACTTGTTTTGAGTATGCTACGATCCTTGACCTAGATCTTTACTATCAGAAGATCTCAAAGGCATACGCAACAATTCCAGATACCTCTGGAACTATCGCACAAGACCAGTTACAGGCAAGAGTCGAAGAAAACAGGATCGTTGGTCCGATTTCAGACGAATTCCGAGTATCTCAGATTATCCGAAATGGTCAAACTGCAACTGCTTTTACGGTTGATATTCAAGATAACCCTAGTAATCACGGTTTCTCTGTGGGTGTTGCAGTTAACATCTCTGGTGTTACTGGACCGACAGAGACAGATTCTAATCTATACAACGGATCCTTCCTCGTAACGTCAGCACAGGGTAACCAGTTTACCTACCAGATGTCAGCAGAACCGTCAGGTAACGCGATTGGTTCTAACGTACTGGTTAAAGTTGAGATTGACACGGTTGACTCAGCGTCACCATATGTGTTCAACTGCTCCCTACGTTCTGTGTGGGGTATTTGTGGTATGCACGCAGATGGTTCACTCGCCACTGGTTTCAAATCAATGGTTGTTGCTCAGTTCACTGGTATTTCACTACAGAAGGACGACAGAGCATTCGTATTATATAATCCATCAACAGGAAACTATGAAGCACAAGCAAGCGGATCTGGCGCACATATTAACGGACTATGTAAGTACAGAAAAGGATGGAGACACGTCCACATTAAAGCAAGTAATGATGCTTTCATTCAGGTCGTTTCTGTGTTCGCTGTTGGATTTGGTGATCACTTCTTCTCAGATAGTGGTGGTGACCTTTCGATTACTAACTCTAACAGTAACTTCGGTAACACGTCTCTTCGAAGTAAAGGATTTAAGTCAGCATCATTTACGAAAGATAAAGCAGGTCAAATTACACACGTAATTCCACCAAAAGATATTTCAGACGTAGCAGAGATCTCTATCAACTGGGTGACATTTGATATTAATAAGATCCGTGCTGCAGCAGACCCTACAAAATTATACCTCTACGGATATACAAACGAAACAGGTAAACCACCCTCTAAGATTCAGGGTTATACCATTGGTGCTAGAAGAGATTCACCTACACTACCTGACAAGATTAACGTTCTGTTGATTGCTTCAGGTGCAAACTCACCAACAACACACACAGCGAAGATTGATCCTTCAGGTGGTGATGTTACAGGTACATCCCCAGGTGATGACAACTCACCTATCAAGTGGGATGCTAACCAGTCTAACTGGTATCTACAAGTCGATTCAAACCAGAACGACATCTATACAACTCTAATTGCTAACAGTCAGTATCAAAATCTTGGATTCACACCGACATCATTCATTAGAAGAGTACCCGACGCAAGAGACCTTAAAGATAGAATCTACAGATTTAGATATGTACTGGACAAGGATGCGTTCCCGATTCCTAGACAACCCATTACTGGTTTCGTGGTACAACCTAGATCTTCAGAGACTAACTCACCTGCATATGACAAGACATACTACATCTATGAAGTAGAAGTCTATCAAGTATTTGAAAGAGGTCTCAAGGATGGTATTTACTATCTGACATTCCTGAATGCATCAGTTGCTCCATCTACATCTAACTTTGATGACTTCGCATTCTCACAGCAGACAGTTGATCTATACCCCGCATTTGACAGAGACAACCCAGTAGCAGACCCAGGTCCCGCTATCTCAGTTGCTGACAATGACATTCTTGGCGTTGTTACTACCACTGATGGTGCCACACCTACACCTAATGAGAACACAAAACTCTCTATCACTAAAGAGACAACACAGTTCTTCTTACTTGAACAGGAAAACAACCTAGGATATAACACAACATCTAATACACTGAACAGTATAGTTGTTACAGGACGCCTTGGTGATGAAGAAGAGAGAAAGATCCCTCTGAAGTTGAACGCTGATAACTCAGTTGCTCCTATTCTATGTGAACTACGAAGATACTCCATCCTTAGAGCATCTGGTCACACGTTTGAATATCTTGGATTTGGGCCAGGTAACTACTCAACTGCATTCCCATCTACACAGGTGGAAGTTCTATCACCTGCACAGGTCAGACTGTCGCAGTCATTGAAAGAAGCAGCAGGTGTTGCATACTACTCAGGTGTTAACTCTGACGGTGAACTATTCGTTGGTAACCAAGTTATCAACCCAGTTACAGGTCAGATCACTAACGAAGATATTGCACAACTTAACGTGTTGGGTGAAGAAGGTACAACTATTGAGACGTTCTCAGAGATTGTTCTTACTGACAAACTAACTGTTATTGGTGGTGCATCTAACCAGTTAGAATCTGTATTCTCAGGTCCAGTTACATTCCAGAAGAGAATTACTGCTCAGGAGAATATTCAGACTCTGAAACTGACTTATAGTAACACTGATGGTACCGTACTAAAGCAGACATTCCTTGCAGAAGATGATGGGTCAGGTCAACCAGATATTGATGCTGCATTGGCATTTAACGATGGTGATATTATCTATAATATCGACTGGCAGTCAGGTGATTCACTTGGATGGATCTACGATTCAGGAACTTGGTACAAATTTGGTATGACAGATACTGGACCAATTACTGCACGTAGGTTCAGTGGTGTCACTAACTATGGTATTGGAATGGCACCTGATGCATCCAATAGAATGAAGATCAGTGGTAACACATTCATTTCTGGTGACTTAGATGTTACTGGTAAGTATGGTTCTGCTGATAAGTATAGACTTGCAACAGGTCTTGCTAATGACAATAACGGGGTCACATACAATGGTAACGGGTCAACATCATCCTTTGCTATTTCCCCAGGGCATACCTCTTACTCTGTTCTTGTATTCTTGAATGGTGTCGCCCAAATCCCAGGTACTGACTATCAAGTTAGCGGCAACGCTGTTGACTTCTCAATCGGTACTCCACCCTCAACTGGTGATGTGGTCCAGATCAGGGAACTAGTCATCTAAATAGAAGAGGAGCAGTAGGATCCTATGTCAACAAAGATTAATGGTAATCAGATACAAGCGACAACTAGAGGTCTAGTTGAAGCGTGGTCTATTTCCGAACAAATAAATTTACCGCCACTTAACCAATCACAGGTCAATGCCCTCGGCACACCTGCATTTGGTACTGTCATCTACAATACGACAGAAGATATGGCACAGATCTACAAACAGGATGCCGCACAAGGCAACCCTGGGTGGTCTGATGTTGGTGGGGGTGGTCCTGCTATTGGTGAAGGTTCTATCATTAGAACTAACGGTACAAATATTGGAGAGAACTTAACTGTCGGTCCTACTGCAAACGGCGGTGTAGAGTTCACAAACGGATTTTCAGCAGGTCCAATTCAAATTAACTCAGGTTATACTGTTACTATTGAGAATGGTGCATCTTGGACACTACTTGGTGACGATGACCTGTCATACGCTGAATTTGTTGATATTGAATCACAACACGCTACATTCACTGGTACACTTCATTATGGTGAAACAAAAGAGCAGGTTTACTATTACACATCAAGTGGTTCTATAACTCACGATTATAATAATTCAAACTCAATCTGGATCAACAAAACTGGTGGTAGTAATTTCACTATCAGTTTTACTAACGTTCCTACTGATGGTGCACACGCATATGGTATGACTGTTGCTATCAAAAACCAAGGTGGTGAGGGTATTCCCACATCAGTTAACGTTAACGGACAGTCAACAACTATATACTGGTCAGGTGGTGCTGAACCAAGTTGGGGTGAAGATGATACTTATGTTGTTGTCTCATTTGCATTGGTCTACACACCTAACACTGCTCAGCAATCATTCACTATATTTGGTTCTTCTACTGGATATTATCAAGCATAATTATGTCTACTAACATTGGTTATTCTGGGATGTTCAGTCCCTTGTCTTCCTCTTTGGCATCACGTGGTGGAGGAGCAGGTGGCGGTAGTGCTGCTAGAATTATTGCTCAAGATAACGGAACAGTTTTTGACCAAGCATATGAAGGTCTGAACTTCAGATTCCATAGATTTACAAGTACAGGAGATAATAGTCTATACATTGATGCAGGTGCAGGTGCAACTCTATACGCTTGGTTGTGGGGTGCTGCAGGCGGTGCAGGTGGACAAGGTGGAGCAGGTGGTGGAGCAGGCGGTATGTCATATAGTGAGATTACAGTACAGGCAGATTGGATCGCTCAAGGTGGAAGAATGAGAGTTTACGTCGGCGGTGGCGGCGGCGGTGGATCAGGTTGCTACGGATGTTGGGGTGGCGGCGGTAATGGTACCAATGGATCAGGTTATGGTTCAGGCGGTCGTGGCACCAACGCATCTTGTAGTGGATGTTCAGCAGGTGGTGGTGGAGGAGGAGCAGCAACTATGCTCTTCACACCATTGGGCGTAAGTATGGATAGTACACACATTCTCGCAGTCGCAGCAGGCGGCGGTGGTGGTGGAGGTCGTGAAGGTTGCTCTGGAGCAGGTTCTGGTGGAGCAGGTGGACAAAGAGGAGCAAACGGACAGTGCGGTTCACAGGGTGGAGCAATGGGTGGTAACGGTGATACCAACGGTGATGAGTGTGGCAGACCAGGGAACGATTCTTCTGGTGGAGGCGGCGGTGGCGGCGGTTACAACGCTGGACAGTGTGGTGGAAACCCTAGTTGTGATTGTAATGGTGCTGCTGGTGGAGGTGGAGGTGCATCTTGGATTTCTTCTCCATACCACATCGGTGGTTCCATAAGTAATGGTGACTGGGGAACCCCAGGGGACACTTCTTCTCAATTCAGACAAGGATATGCCCAACCTAATGGTGGACAAGGTATAGGAACTCTTGGTTATTTGATCTAATTATGGCAACAACTAACGACCCAAAGACAGTAGACGACGGTTACCAAAATTTTAACGTCGCTACAGCAGTTTTCGATATAGGCGAAAACACAACTATTGGTGGTGGATTTTCGACTCTAAAGTCAAAAGACGTAACCATTAAGATGAGTGTAAGAAAGTTTGGAGAGTACAAACTGAAATGGGATAACGGTTTAAGAATCGGTATTTCAGTTTCAAAACCAGATGGTACACAGGTCTTCACACAACAACTTGATAACATTTTATCGAGTGACTCTAAATATCAGTTGACAGCATCATTACCTGCTTTAACTCCTGAAGTTAAATACGCAGTTCAAATGTGGGCAGGTGATAATGAGAAATCTCTAATACATAGAGAGGATATTACGATCCCCGATTACGAGGATCCATCCGCTCAAAGAGTCAATCCTGAAGGTACAGTTGTGTACCACGACGGATACTATCCCGATGACGCACAGTGGGCAGCAGATCAACCTTATCTGCCTGCAGGTTTCACACGCCCTGTGCCACCTACATAATGTATAAATACATCAGAGGAAATTTTAACAGGAAAAAATGAGCACACTCAAAGTTGCATCTATTAGAGACCTGTCTGGCATTGGTGGTTTTACCCTCGCATCTGGTAATATTACTGCTAATGGTACGCTGACTGTTAGTAACTTGACCGTTAATGGTACGATGTCAGGTTCATCTAGTCAGATCGTGCCTAGTGTCTCAGGTCAATCAGGTAAGTTTCTTACCACGAACGGATCGTCAATGTCTTGGACAGACGTAAGTTCAGAAAACATCAGTTCTATGCAAATCTGGACTGGTAACGGTACTTGGAATAGACCAAGTGGCGTAAAATATATTCACGTTCGCTGTCAAGGTGGCGGTGGTGGAGGTGCTGGTCACGGTGAATCAGGCGGTGCAGGAGGTTACTCCGAACGTGTGATGTCAGTTGCCAACATTTCATCAGTCGGTATTACGATTGGTGGTGGCGGTGGAGGTACTTGGTATTTCAACCGTGGTGGTGATGGAGGATCATCTTCATTCGGTCCTTATATGTCAGCAGGTGGTGGACACGGTGCTGCACGTAATAACTCACACTCAGGTGGACTAGGACGAGAAGGTTCTGGTGGAGACCTGAATATCTGGGGTGGTGGTGGACAGTCCCACGCTGCTCACGGTGGTGGAACTGGTGGACCTTCTCACTTCGGTGGATCGGTTGCTGCTGGTTGGCCAAATGGTGGAAACTTCAGTCATAACCACCAAGATCACTCAGCATATGGTTCAGGTGGTTCAGGTGGTCACTTCCACTCTTTCCGTGGTTCAAACGGTAAGTATGGTGTTGTTACTGTTATCAACTACAAGTAAGGGGTCACTATGAAAAAAGCATTAATGGATTTTACAGGTTACGTTGCTGACGTAGTAGAACCTGGGGAAGAATATGCATTATTCTTAGGTCGTGGTTGCTCACAGATGTGGGTAAATGCACCTGATGATATTACAAATGTGTGGACTCTTGAATGGTCACCTTCGGCAGAAGATATGACTTGGGTTAAGAGAACTGAAACATATGCAGACCCTGCAACAACTCGCAGAGTGGCATATGGTGAGGTAGGGGCACAATTAGATATGCTCTACAAAGACCTTGCAGCAGGCAGAGCATTGACAGCAGAGGATGCTCTTTGGTATAATCACGTGAAGACAGTTAAAGACAATACGACACAACCTTCATCAGTTGAGGAACCAATGGATCCTACAATGACTGAGGAAGAGATCGCTGAGTTTATGTCTGACGCTGTAGAGCCTGGAGTCGGAAGACCCTGTAAACTATCATCGAAAGAACAACCTTGTTGGGAGAGATATTCTAACTGGGGAAGAACCTACGAAGAACTTTAACTTTTTGGTATGCAACTACATAAAATCTGTATTGTCGGTGGCGGCAGTGCAGGGTGGATGACTGCTAGTGTACTAGCGAAACATTTTGGTAATACAAAAGAGATTGTGTTGATCGAATCTCCTACAAAACCTAGAATTGGTGTAGGGGAAGCGACAACGCAATTTTTTAATACTTTTATTAGGTATCTGGGATTGGAAGATTCCGACTGGATGCCTAAATGTGATGCCACATACAAACATAGCGTACGGTTTGAGAACTTTAATCCAAAAGGTCCATTCCATTATCCATTTGGGAAGACAGAGGGACCTGCATCGGTTGCTGACTACTACACTTGGAGAAAGATCGGAAAAGTTGACAGTATGACTTGGGGTCTGATATATTCAGATACAGTCCGTAGTTCAGAAAATGGGAAACTCATTCCTGATCTCACTCACTTCAATGTCGGTTACCATTTCGACGCTATTTCCTTTGCAGAATATCTAAAACACAACTATGCAATTCCTAAAGGTATTAGACTCATTGAAGATACAGTCGTCTCGATTGAATCCAGCGTGGACGGGATTAGCGGAGTTTGCCTTTCTGGTGGCGATCGGTACGATGCAGACCTTTTTATAGACTGTACAGGATTTGATGCAATTCTCAGCAATGAGGTAGGAAGTACGTGGGAAGCGTGGAATTCAGATATTAATGGTACAGATGAGTTGATGTGTGACTCAGCGTGGACAACGAGAATACCATATAAAGACAAAGCAAAAGAGTTAGTTGCATACACAAACTGCACAGGAATGAGCAGTGGATGGGTATGGAGAGCACCCACGTGGTCACGAATTGGCACGGGTTATGTATTCTCATCCCGTCATCAATCGAAAGAGGATGCATTAACAGAATTCAAACAGCATTTAGGTGTAGGTGATGATCAAGAGTTTAGATTCCTTAAGTTCCCTACAGGTGTAAGAAAGGAGATATGGAAAAAGAATGTGGTATCTATTGGATTGGCAGGTGGTTTCATTGAACCACTAGAATCAGGTGGATTATATTCAGTTCACGAGTTCTTATTTAATCTGATACAGGTTCTTCCTAGAGAGATTGACTATTACAATGGTTTCATAAGAGAACAGTTCAACTGGGGATCGAAGAGGAGACTACAGTCATTCAAGGATTTTGTACTAGCACATTACTGTTTGAGTCCTAGGAGTGACACACCATTCTGGAAACATTATAATCAGATGAACTTCCAATCGGAGTTCCCTGATGTATTGACACAAAGATTTGAACAGATCGGAAACCTCAATTATCTATCCGAGGGTGCTCTCTACTTGCTAGGTGGGTACGAATATGATATAATTCCTGATAGGTTCGATGTTATTGCCAGACACGATGGTTACGAATCACCCGACTTTGATGATATGTTTATGGATCATTTAACCAAGCAAGATCCAGACTATCCAACCCCTTTGGAGTATTATCAATCTACCCTATATAAGAAAGAAGAATCTTAATTATGCAAGTTAACAATGTTGTGATTGTTGGTGGTGGATCATCTGGATGGATGACTGCAGCAGCACTCTTGAAACTGTGCCCTTGGATCAGCGTTGTACTGGTCGAATCTAAGAAGTATAAACCAGTCGGAGTTGGTGAATCAACTATTGGACAGTTTAATAAGTATTTGCGAGCACTCGGTCTTAAAGATGTAGATTGGATGCCTAAGGTAGGAGCAACATATAAGAACAGTATTCAATTTACAGACTTTCGTGAAGTAGGATCTACATTTCAGTATCCATTTGGACCTGCAGATCTATATAATTGTAAGAACGATATTCAAGATTTCTTTGATCTTCAAAGACTATATCCTGATGAGTTCCCGCCAGAGTTATTTGCTAAGTATTACTTGGCAGGCAATACCTGTATGGCAGAACATAACAAAGAATACGATAACAAAGATGGGAGAATTAGGGATTTTGATTTTGCTAGTGATACTGCCTACCATATTGATGCTGACAGATTCGGCGAATACTTAAAGACTGATGTATGTTATCCGTTCGCTGAACAGGATAGATTCACACACATCACAGGTGATGTACGAGGAATGGTCAAAGATGTTACTGCAGGTGGATCACCATCTCAAAGTAACAGAGTCATCAAACAACTAGCAGTAAAACTAGACGCAGATAAGAAAACTATCGGAGTACAGGGAGATCTGTTCATTGATTGCACAGGATTTAAGGGTGCACTCATTGAGGATATGATGTCTGTACGTCATATTAGTTTCGAGAAGTATCTACCAAACGACAAAGCATTCTTCGCTCGTATTCCTTACCAGAATCAGAAACAACGTGAGGAAAAGATGCACAACGTGACAGACTGTCGCGGTGCAAATACTGGTTGGATGTGGACTATTCCATTGTGGGATAGAATCGGAGTTGGATACTGTTGGTCATCACGTTTTGCTATGGAAACAGAAGCAAGACAGGAATTCGAAATTTGGATTGAACAAGAGTTTGATCTGGAACCAGAAGAATATGAAATCCAACTAATTGATATTAAGCACGGATATAGAGAGAAAGCGTGGGAGTTGAATTGTGTAGCAATCGGGATGTCATATGGTTTCATCGAACCATTAGAATCCACTGGTCTGTTGACAACTCACGAGAATATCCTTAGACTGGTTGATGTTCTCAATCGTCGTCAGGGTTATGTGTCAGGTATTGAGCGTCAATGGTTCAATTATGCTGCACAACGTGAGGTCATTGGATTCAGTCATTTCGTAGCAATGCACTATGCATTAAGCAAACGAACTGATAATCCATACTGGAGACACGCATCACAAAGATGTGAGTATATGCTCGAACAGTTTGATGGTAACATCAAGGTGAACGATGAGTATGAGAGGATGGGAGATATTCTAGATCTTGGTAGACCACTCAGAGCAAACGTTGCAGGTATGAATTTCATCGCTGCAGGTATGGGACTGAGATTGGGAACTAGGTTCAATGGATATGGAAACGTTGAAGAACTCACTCACGTTGGAAATGAGCGTCTAGATTACATTAAAGAGGTTGAGGAATTCGTCAAGTCAGATGAAGTTCCAACACATTATGAATTCTTACTTGAAAACATTTATGGTGAAGACAATGTTCAACTTCCTGAGGAATAAGAAAAAGAAACCTTGGTTGCGATTCTTCTCTCTAGAACCAGGGTTAGTCGAGAATTATCCTTTGATACCAACGAGTTCCGTGAGAAGACGTTGGCAATCTAAGGAAGAGCGAAATAAGAAATGCCCCTTTCGGGGTAATATGAATGTGGCAAATTGCCCAGGTCTGAAACAGATCACTCGTATGGGTTATGTTGTAGTAGCACCAATGGATTTCATCATTCGTACAAACGGTGATGGAGTTGGTTATGAGTATGAGATTCCTACAATGTTCACGAGACACGCGAATTTTGTTGGTGATCATCCACCAGACCAAACTGTACCCTTGGTAGACAGTCCACGTGAATCACTTGCACACATTATCAAACTTGAAACACCGTGGAGAGTGAGAGCAAGTGATGATATTATTTTTCTGCAGACACCCGTTTACTGGAACAATGAGTCCCGTTTCGAAGCAACTGCAGGGATCTATGATCCAAGATTTGCTATGCAAGTTAACGTGCAACTTATCTGGCACGTTCTAGATGGTGAAACTCTAGTTAAGGCAGGGACACCACTAGCACAATTCATACCAATGCCAAGAGAAACACTTGACAAGAGTTGGTATGATATTCGTATAGATAATGCAACGACTGAAGATTGGGATCTAGAAAATGCTTTCAATTACTCATTGAAGGCAGAGTATCCTAACGATGACGATGTATCGCACAAAGTCGCTCGTGCTATGAGAGCGATCAAACACCACAGCAACGGAATTGACCGATGAGTCTTACACTTGATGAATTGATCCAAAACTTCCATCTTCAAAAGGGGGAAGTTGATAAAATTATTGACAACTACGATACAGAGTTCTCTAACAAGAAACTGAATCCATACGGTGTCACCACAGTTGAGTTTCAAAAGAGATCTGATGCATATGCTCAGAGATCTAGATTGGAGGGTGCTATCGATGCACTCTTTATTGTGAAACGTGATATAATGGGTGATGAAACAGATGTCAATATGCCTATGGCAGAAATTGATGCTGCAGATCCAGAAATGGAAATTATTGGTAATGTATCAGAGGAAAATGAAACGGAGGAGTAACAATGTCTAAATCGTACCACGTCTATTACAATGGTAAAGTTTTATTCAAAGACTTGAACCAAGAAGAATTCGATGTAGTATGGGGAAGAATTTACCATTCGTATCATACAGATAGCATTTCGATGGAATGCCTTTCAGAAAACTTAGAGGAGTGTGAACAGAGTTACTAATGCGAGTTATTCGTAATGTGATCCCTGCTGTATATCAGAAGAGGATCAAACAAATGATGTTAGATGTTGGATTTCCTTGGGGTTACCTTGAGGATGTCACATACAGAGATACTGATGAAGTGCGAAACCGATTTCCAAATGCAAATGGAACTCAGGGGTTCGCACATTTGTTTTTCGATGCAGAAACAAATACTCACTCAGAGTTTTGTAACATCATAATGCCACTACTGTTTTCATTCGTAGAGACACACGAGTACAATCTGTTTAGGATCAAGGGTGGACTATTGTTACCACAAGGTGAACTAAAGTCACCACATAATATGCCACACGTGGATATGAACAGACCACACACTACTGCACTATATTATGTGAACTCAGCAGACGGTGAAACTGTATTTTTCGATGAAGAAGACAATGAAATAAGGAGAGAGAAACCAGAGGCAGGTAAAGTCATTATTTTTGATGGTTCTATTTACCACGCATCGCAGAATCCCACACAGTCTACAAACAGAATTACACTAAATTTTAATTATGAGCATTGAGATCTTTTACTACCAGTATGACGGTGGTCAAGACATTCTAAACTGTTGGGATTCACCTCTAAGTTTGGATGGTATTGGTATTGAACCCAAGAAAGTTATTGATGAGTACGAAGGAAACAAATTCGTACCATATATGCAATGTCCTGCTTGGACACATAAGAACTCACGTGAGTTTATTATGTACAATCCGAAGGACTTGACAATCGTAATCAACAAGGAAGGATATATTACAGTAAAAGAATTGAATGATCAGCAGATTCAGAAATATTTGAAGGTAGAAGATTTAGAACCACCTATCAAGACTCTACAGATTTCAGTACCACAATTATTGTTGTGGACAAAATCGAAAGGTGTATGGGTAGAAGCAAGAGATTATCCCTTGACAAGTAGAAACAATAACTTTACAATAGTAAACGGTTGGTTCAATCTATCTGATTGGTGCCGACCTATATCTTTCGGTATCAATGTATGTGATTCTGAACAGGATGTAAAGATTAAACGCGGTGACCCAATTTATAAATTCGCTTTCTATAAAGAAGGAGATCTACGAGAGTCATTCAAGTTAACCAAATCAGTACCACCACAGGAAATGTTACTGCAGATGCATAAACGTCTGGCAGTAAAACAATTCACACCGTTCCTTGCTAAAGATATTATCTTTGGTGAGAAAGAAAAGAAATGCCCTTTCCCTTGGTTTAGAAAATGAAGTTTGTAGAAGAGTATTGCCCAACCATAGTAATCGATAATTTTTTCGAGACACCATCGTTGGTCGTTAACTTAGCGAAACAGCAACAGTATTTTCGGTGCTATGATCACCCCAACAAGGGCAATTGGCCTGGGATGAGGTCGAATCTTCTTGACGGAGTTGATCCTATCCTACACGAAATCATATGCAGAAAGGTTATAGCATATCTACCGTCTTTCGTCGCATTTGATATTGCTGATGTTGCATTTCACGTGTGTGATGGTAACAACAAACGTGGATGGATTCATTCAGACCCACCACACTTAGGTGTCGGTATGGTTATCTATTTGAATGATGGAGTTGTACCTGATCGTGGTACAACCATCTACGATGTGCCACCACATTTTAAGGGACAAGGTTTCGAAGATGAATTCAAGAAACAATTACTTGCTCAGGATGATACTGAATCGGCAGCAGCATATGATACCTATAGAGAAGAATGTAATGCGATGTATCAAACATCAATTAGTGTTGAAAGTCGATACAATCGTTGCTTACTATTTGATGGTAGAAAGTTTCACGGTGGTATGGATTTCTTCGGAAAAGATGTACACGATTCTCGCCTAACTATAGTAGGTTTCTTCCACGGAATCGCTGATGATCTTATAAACAACAAACATTAAATGGAAGTGATTATTGACGAGAAAATCGAAGAATTTGCCAACGGTAAACTTTGGCGAATTCGTAATGCATTATCACAGGAAACTTGTGAACATTTGAAGCACGAATTCATTATGATTAAAAACATAATTGAAGCGACAACTTCAGGTCCCACAAGCGATCCCATAATGCCAGGTGCCTTTGCAATGTACTCACCAGTATGTTTTGAAGCAATGGGACAGGTAATTAAGAAACAGATTGAGGACGTGGTTAGATGTAAATTATGGCAGACATTTAGTTACGCTAGAGTATATACTAAAGGCACGAATCTGGTACGACATAGAGACAGAACGAGTGGTGAATGGGTAGGAAATATATGTGTAACAAGAGACGAAACTAATTGGCCCTTTTACATCGAAATTGATGGTAAATCGTATGACCTACTGATGAATCAAGGTGATATGATTGTATTCAGAGGACATAAAGATTTTCATTGGAGACCAAAATATCAGGGAGATCTACAGATACAGGCATTTGTATCTTATGTGGATCAAGATGGTAGATACTCTGACAATAAATGGGACGGTCGTCCGATGTTGGCAGCACCTTGGGAAACAGCAAGTGAGAAAATCCAGAATGAACAATCAATGATCAACACATCACCCTATTACACATAATGAAACTGACAGTCAGCAATCCATTTGACACAGCATATAAGAAACTAGATGATGTAATCGTCTTTGAGGATATAATCCCACCAGTATATCAAGACTGGTTACTCTTATGTGCAAACAATCCAGATCTTGCTTGGTATCGTAAGGACAATGCAATCACGGACATCCCCGAGTTTATTGGTGACCCTCGCAATGGGTTCGCTAACTTACATTATTTGTATGAAATTGAGTACGGTGACAAATCACATTGCTCAACACTTACAAATGGGTTTATGCCGCTCGCTCTTCAGTTCCGTGAAGCATTGAGTGCTGAATGTTTGCTACGGATGAGAATCAATGCAGTTCCTGCAATGGGATGCAATCAAGTTCAAATGCCACACATTGATAGTTACGTTCCTAACTCTTGGAATGTAATCTACTATCTAAATGATACTGACGGTGATACAATCATCTACAATGAGAGGACTCAGGATGCCTTTGAATACCCTGCAATGGTTGACAAGGACGCTTGGACTGAAAAGCAGCGAATCACCCCTAAGAAGGGCAGAGCGGTTGCTTTCAAGGGTGATCTATTTCACAGTTCATCCTACTCAACACTCAATCCACGTTTAGTGGTAAATATAAATGTGAGTGAGAAAACACCCACAGACATTCGTTCCTCATACAATCCTAATTATGGCAACCTTACTTGAAACTGGAGAGGATTGGACTCTCTGGAGATCACCCTGTATCGTCCACGAACAGGATGAAATGATCACACAATTGGGAAGAGCATATCGTCTCTTCAAAAATACTTTTACAGGATTCGATTCATCGCTGACTGATAAAGGATTGACAATCGGAAATCTTCCTACTCTATTCGATTATGATGAAAAACGCAAGGAAGATGAGGATTTTATCAAGAATTGGGGCAAAAACCAGCATTCTGGGTATCGGTTCTATAACATATTCGCACTTACGTCCCCGAGTCCGCTATTCTGGTTATTGAACAGAGATCTTCAAACTATTGTGCGAAGCACTCTTGAAACTGATGAACCATTATGGTTTCAATGTTGGATGAACTACCACACACCCGATCAGGTGTTAAAGTGGCACGATCACAAATTTGATTACCACGGTTATATTAGTATCGAACCACACAACACTACAACCGAGTTCAGACAAGACGGTAAACCACTCTACAATATAAAGAATGAAGTGGGCAATGTGTACTTTGGGCCTGGGTGGGACAGGCAACACAGAGTTGTAGTTCACGAGGAATTTAACACACCTCGTATTACTTTAGGGTTCGATATTCATACTCAGTCAGATTTACCTGACGATCAGTTCTCACTTATTCCACTATTGTAAATAGTATATACGTTCGCTTGGGGGAGCGATGTTCTTAAAAACCAGAATGCTTAACAACACACAGCAGTCAGTTTTACGCAAAGCGATACTGTTGTACATTTCGTCTCTACATAAGAGACATCACAATGGACAAATCAATGACATCACATTAAGCGAAACACTTAATGAGGTGAATTTGATTACTGATTTATTACATTTGAAACAGGATTAATGTCAACACCTTTATTCATTTCGGAGTCTATCCCATTGGAAATTAGAAACGTACTCAAATCTCTTGAAATTGGTATGCCTGCACGGTATAAGGATTTCACAGGTACAATCGAATTTGTATCAGAAGAGTATATTACTCTCTGTATTTCAGAGAAACCCAATCCAGAAGGATCAAGACATCCTATGAATAAATGTTGTTTACTGGTGTATTCACGTGATTGGGATGATCTAGAAATAGATGATTCTCCCTTTAAAAATGTAAAGAATTACAAGGGAAAAACCAATGACCACCCAGGAAATGAGATGTTACCACCGATCGAAGACCGATGAAACACAGTAATTACGATGAAAATATGTATGAGGAGATTTTAATTTATTACGCACACGACAAACCAAAATCTGCTACAATACAGGAACACACCGATCAATGCCAGAAATTCACAAATGAACAGTCTCGCACTCTCACCTAAAGAACTGCTAGGATGTATGTCAGCAATGCAAATGCTTGATGACAAGTCACAACAGAACTGGGAATCACTTCTCGGTATCAAATATAATGATCTCTATCAAAAATTAGAAAATGCCCTTGAGGAAATTGGTGAAGGTCACACCGAAATCTGACCGAACAAAGCAACAGTTCGTCAATCTGATGAACAACAATCCAATCTGCGAAATTCAAGAACGTAGAAAGGATGGACGTTTGTTTATGTCATCTAAACATAATCCAGAAGTCTGGATATGGTCTGACGGTGACGATGATCCCCATTGGTCTTATGAGCGCATTGCCTGAGTTTTTCAAATCCACGTCTGACTTGCCATATGACCGTCATTGGTATAAAATATGGTGCAAGGACAACTCAGTTAAAATCGTGGAGTCTTACGAGGAAGTCCAAACCGCTTGGTGGAACTTCCATTTTCACATTTCACATATCGAGGTTATTGATGCCAAACGAACAAAAGGAGGGAAAAGCAGGGGATTCGCTTAAGATACAAGTTGAAGACGGTCAGGTTACTCTTGACTGGGACAGAAATGACCCTATGTGGAACTTTCTAAACAATCTAACACAGGAACAACTACAGGAATTTGTTAATGAATCAATCGAACACGGACTATCAACTACTGATCTCTCTGGCGAAACTGATGCACGAGAAGGTGACGGAGTGTGACTTCACAAAGTATCTACAGTCAAATTTGAATACTGTAATCTATGAACTCGAAAGGCAACACACCTTGCAACAATCCTCTGAATTGCAATTCATTCAAAAAAACAATGGTGGACATATTAGGAAGGATCTCGATTCCATCGGAGACGGTCTTATCTCATTCACAGATACAGGCATCCGTCAAGACAGTTACGAGCACTCACCATACTACTGGGAGACAGATCGAAACAGGTAAAGATAAGTAACAAAATGTATTCATCGTTACATTATTATGTTATGATTCCAGAACAATCTAAATACTAGTAGAATTAACGAGGACACAATGCATCCAGTATGTTCTACATTATGGTATAAAATTTGGAGTAACAACTATGCACAACTTAATGGCGAAGGAGCAACTCGTTGAATGGACTAATCAGTCTCTAAACGACGAAGAACTAATGGACGATTATTTCAATTGCTTAATCGAATGCTCGATTGAACCACACTCAGGAGAATGCAAACGAATTTGCAGAGATATGTTCTGACCGTGTGACAATCCAACAACTGACCCATCGATCCCCCATCGGTGGGTTTTTTGGTGTTATACTATGTGTAACAGATCAGGAGAGACATTTGAGCGTTAATCTTCGCAAGCACCAACAGAGAGCAGTAGACGCTATGAAGCGTGAGACTAAAGGTCAGGTCATCATCCCTACAGGTGGCGGCAAGACAATGTGTATGATCTATGATGCTTTAAGGACGCTCAACACTAACAGCAACAGCACCATTGTAGTTGTTGCACCTCGTATCCTACTCGCTAATCAGTTGAGTGAGGAGTTTATGCAGTTCCTTAAGGCAGATTGGGTTCACGTCTATCACGTCCACTCTGGAGAGACTCATCACGAGTCAGGCACAAAACCTGAGAAACTTGCAAAATTCATTGAAAAGAACAAAGAGAATAATGCAGTTGCAACTCACGTTATCTTCACAACATACCACTCATTGAGAAGGGTTGTTGAGTCTGGCATTGAGATCGATACAGCATATTTTGATGAAGCACATAACAGCGTAGCACGTAATTTCTTTGAATCAACTGAAGAGATCAGCGAAACAGCAAAACGTTGCTACTTCTTTACAGCAACACCTCGCATCGCACGTAGACACAACCGTGGTATGAATAACCAACTTGTTTATGGTCAGATCATTGAACAAGTACCTGCACCCGAGTTGATCGAGAGCGGTTCAATCATCCCACCAACTATTGTGCCATTCGAGCAAGATATTGATCGAGTTAAGAAAATGAGTTGGGATACTGATGCACAAACAGTTCTCGATGTACTGGAGAATCTTGACGATAAGAACGCACAGAAAGTTTTATGTGCAGTTCCTAGTTCTAAGATCTTAGGTAATATGCTAGGTCAAACCAACTTGTTATCAGAGTTGAAGAAACGCGGTTACGATGTCCTACACGTGACTAGCAAGTTCGGTGCCTATGTCAATAACAAGAAGGTAAACCGTGAGAAGTTCTTCAATACTATGGATGAGTTCGGACGTGATGATGATCGTAAGTTTATCATCTTCCATTACTCTATCCTATCTGAAGGTATCAATGTTCACGGTCTAACCCATACTATTCTCTTGAGACAGTTGGCAACCGTCGAAATGGCACAAACCATCGGACGTGTTATCAGACTACATAAAGAGGACTCTAAGCGTATTCGCTCAGGTGAACTGACAGCGGGTAACCTTAAGATGTATCGCAAACCAACTGGTTACGTGACAGTCCCGACCTACACGAACTATGGTAAGCACATCGCAAAGCGTCTTCAGAGGGTTGTAGATGCGATTTTCGTCCACGGTATCCACCCCGAGTCGCTAGTTGCATAAATAACTCTATCAAGTACAGTTACAGAGATTAACAATGGCAACGACAGCAGTTAATGGGTATGCAGATTTGCTACTCACTAAATTGTCAGAGAAGGCGAAGGCATATAGACTCGCCAATATTGACAAGAGAATCGCAGAATCTGTTGGCACAACTACAGAAATTGCAAGATCAATTCACACTCACGTGAACGTTATCCTCAACAAAAGAGAAAAAGTTGTAGCGGACGATGCTTCCGTCACGTGGACATTCGCTAAGGTAGATGATGGCGATGACATCAAAATTACAGCGACAGCACCTGCAGATAGAGGTGGACACACAAAAGAATTAATGTGGATCGAGGGTTCTACTGGTAAATGCAAGAAACTCAAAGGGGATCTTTATACTGTAGATGCCAACAGCATTGATGACACATACAGGGAAGCATTCTTCGATAAGGTATCACATTTGGGGACATTCTGGTAAACTATGTGACACTTAAATAACTGTACTACTAAGACCCCACAGGGGTCTTTTTTATTGGTATATTATAAATGTGGAAGGCAAGGGTAGCATTCACTAATTGCTTTCAATTCGAACCTCTTCCACACCTCACACAACCGTCAGAGCGTTGCTCACATTACAAATCGCTGAGGGATACCCTCGCTCTGATGGTCACAATATTACACAACCTAATACGATGACAAGAGTACAAATCACATTACTAGTTGAAGTTGATACAGAAGACGAAATCAATTGCCCTGACGGTGATGCTATCAACCAAAACGTAGTAGTCAATACAATCGATAACGGTTTCTTTATCGACCCTGTAACAGTATTAGACGCGAGGATAGTATAATGAATCAAACTAACAATAAAAAAGAATTTACAATCAAATTGTCCAGAAGAGAACTAGGTATGCTTCACTATTATGCACGCGGTTTAGTTGCAAGAATTGACAGCGATGTAACAGAGTGGGGATCAAGTTGTACTGGTCACGATGTTATCGAACACGATTATTATGGTAAAGACGCAATAGTAGGATTGATGCAAGAGATCAAACCACTAGTGGAATCTAACTATGGAACAGAGTGGGATGACTGGCAGCAGATGACACTTCGTGCCAAACCACAAACTGTCACACCCGAACCACTAGACCTTGATCCATCCTCTATAATATAGAGGTAAAGCACAGGAGACCAAATGCAACTCACAGCAGGATCGATGACAGTTGAGTTCCGTCCCCATAGCATTTTGAGTGACAAATTCGTTTATACTCTCAGTTTGAAAAACAAGTGGGGCGAGGTTAATGCTATGTCAATGCGTTTGATGAACAAACGAGAAATGACTGAGACAATCAACGCACGTCTCGATATTGGTTATCAGGTGACCGACTTCTTAACTGAACCACAAAACTACTTACCTGCATCCTGCTAGTGTGACAGTTTGACTAGTGTCCCACCCATCCACACACAGGATGGGTTTCCCCTTATAATAGAGGTATCGAACAAAAGAACTATGCAAGTGACATCAACACCCGAACAACAATATCAGCAACTCTTTGAGCAGATGTATGCTCTTTGCGACCAACACGGATGGGGAGACCCATTCAGTTATGCACGCTCACGTGAGATTCACTTGGCAGGCATCCTAGGGCACAACGTTGCTGATGATTACTCAGGTGCTGATGCATTTGATCAGGATGGGAATCCTGTTGAATATAAATCTACTATAGGTAAGAAACTAACTGCTACCTACAACGGTATTTCAGTTCAAGATACTTGGGAAGATCAACTCAAGTATCTCAAAGAAGAGAAAATTGGCAAGTACAAAGATCACTTCTTTGCAAGATACCAAAATGGTCAAGTTGTCGAAGTCTGGCAAATGTCAGGTGACGATGTACTGAACTTGCTACTACCTAGTCTTAAAAAGCAATTTCATTCTGATAAGATCAGAAAAGACCCACGACTAGGTTACACTATCCCCAACAAAGCGATTCAAACCTATGGAACACGAATTAAATAACGAAATCCACGAATACGACCAAAATCAGGAATTTAACGAACTAATGCAAACTTCAATCGATCTTCTCGGCGAGCACTATATGAATCAGGTCACGAGACATATTGAAGCAAATCGTTTTGACGATGCTGATGCGATCTATGAAGAGTTCGTTGTTGATGGACGTGACCCTGAAGATGGTACATATGAATGGATCTTTATGGATCGTATTGTGTGACAGTTCAACTAGTGGCACATAATGTTACCATATGCACCACACATTTACTATAATAATAGTATAAACAAACAAACATTATGTGCAGAACAAACAGAAGTTATGAGTCATTCCTAAGATGGGAAGCAATGATAGCAAGACAAGTTGCAAGACGTAAGGGTTGCTCAGTCGAAGACTTATATAAAAAGCAACACCCACAGAAGGAAACTTCTGACTGGTTCGACAATCTAGCGGAGGTGGTTTAAATGTCAGTTTCACATCACGAAGATATGCTCATCGAATTCTACGAAGATGAGTTAGAACTAATGAAATCCACAGGTCTCGACAAAATGATGAGCGAGGAAGCACTTGTTGAGCATTGCGAGTATATCGCACGCGAGCGTTTTGAGGATGAGTGCCAATAATATAACTGGCACATCATTACATTATATGCACCATATAATGACTATAATATAAACATAAGCAACACAGAAACAAATGACTGAAAACAACACATTCCCAGATCGCTCAGAAGTTGAAGCAGAGACTGGATTTAGTTTTGAAGCGTTAGAGCAATTTGAGACCATTATGAGGTTTCTAAGTGAGGAAGCAGGTTATATGCTCTTGAATAAGATAAAGGTAAATGAAGAGGGATTTGATCAACTAGTTAACTATGCAACTGAATTAAGAGTATTCTCAGGAGTTAATAACCCAGATGCTTAATATACCTATGTCATTCGACGAGTCATATCAAATGACGAAACTTTGGGATACTCTCAGAGATATGGATTTTGATCTAACTGATGATCAGACCGCAGTATTTGAAAGAATAATGACAGGCGAGTATCTTGTCAAGGAGCATTGTGACAGTTCACAAAGTGACTACAAAAGCATCCCAGATCGCTACTAACCCTCTATAATAAGGACATAAGCAACAAAGGAAACTAAAATGAAATCAATCAAAGGAATGAATATCGAAGTCTCAAACGGTCAATACGAGTTACTCTATGATCTTGTAATGACAGCATACGAGTTAGACATTGCAGAGCAAAAAGGTTGGGATGCTCAAACATTTGATAACCTAGTTGACAATGTATGTCAAGCACAATCTACCTACCTACAAAAAAGAGTTAAAGGAGTTTAATCAATGCACAACTTTCAAGAATTTCTAGATTACATCGAATCATTTTATGCACCATATCATCCCGATGTATTATATCCTATAGATGGATTAACAACTGGAGAGATCGCAATCGCGATACTCAGATACCTCGATTTATGTGCATCAAACACTAATATTGAGTTCGGTGATGGTGACTCACTCGATCGCGAGAGAGTAAGAGACATAATCACAGAGACAAGAGCGGTTGCACAATGATCAAAGATTACAACACTTATGACACATTCACAGAGATAAGTATCGGTGACATTGTTGCATATACTGACCCAATAGGTCAGCGAATTATTGGGACAGTTATTCGAAGATGGGGACGCTATTGTAGACCACAGTTCGAAATCTGTAACGATGAAACATTATTTCACCCTGTATATGATTACACAAAATGCAAAGTTTTAGAAAGATTCTAGTGCCAGTTGTATTAGTGGCACACACGTTGTTTATTATTGGATATACATCCTCTATAATATTAGTATAAGCAACAAACAACTATGACACCTACAGAATACAAAGAACTCATCAAAAAAGACACACTTAGAATAGGTCTAGACCCAGAGGTCAAACTAGATGTATATCAGTCACTAGTTTTAAATGCTATCAACACTTATGGATCTGGAGACTGGAAAAATGGTGTTTCAGTTCACCATAAGCACGAGAGTTCACAATTTTCAAATCTAATCATCGGCGGCGAAGTAGTTGCTAAGATCGTTTACGATGTTGCCCACGATGACATTAGTCAAGATGATTACAGAGCGATACACATTGATAAGACCAAAACAGCAAAAGTTTCTTATATCGCATTTGGTAATGATCTTTGGGAATATCGCAAGAATACTCAAATTGCAAGATATAAGAATATCTTGAACAAACTAGGATTTATAATCCTAATCATTGACAATAGTCAGATCGTTTACTAAATGTCAACCTATGTTGTGCCACTTCCACTACTGGCACAACACCTCACACAAAACTCAAATCCATCCCTTATAATAACTACATACACACAGAGGAAAAGATGACACAATACGATGAAATTCTCAAATGCTACGAGGGAGTGACTGAAGAGCACGCGGGCACGAGTTTTGAATTTGGTCTTATGAATGATCTATATTATCAACTCTTCTCAGATACATCATATGAAACTTATGTGATGGAATCTCAAGAATCTGCAAATACTGAACTTGCTTCAGTTTCAATATATGAATCTGAATGATAACAGCAATTTCAATTTTACTCATCGCACTTATATTAGTGCTATTTCTCAACTATTACAATCCTAATTACTAAGATGCTATTTTCAACAGTTCTCGACAAAACAGTTCCATTTTACGATTTCCCCCATTCCCCAATTCTTTGGTTAGGGTTCTTTGGTATCATCGTCGCGATTTTCACGGTTTACACAGTTAATAAAGCATATTTCAATAGTCCCCTTAATAAATGATAGATGAGACAGTTAAGACTGACCACTTTCTAGGACAGTTCACGAACTGGCACACCCACCCTACACAGGCGGTTCTCATCCGTTATAATAAGTACATAAGCAACAAAGGAGAAAAACTCAAATGACTTGGAGAGCAACTAAAGCACAGGTTCTAGATCAATTTCGTTACAACTGGAAAGTCGCCGTTGCTCAGGATAGATCTCTCAGAGGTGACACCATAGCGAAGCGTGAGAGTTGGAACAATTTTGTTGACTGCCTCAATCAGGATGGTATGGTTACCGACTGGCAAGCATACAACTGGACAAATCCATTCTAAGCACTATGCACGACATTTTCACCGATCTTAATCTTACATTGAACAATCTTACTATACAAAAGCAAATGACAAAAAACGAATTTATTGAAGAGGTTTATGAGTTAGCATTTGGAGAGAATGCTATCAACCGCCAGTTTTCATATGATGAGGTTCTTGACGAGTTGAGAAAGTTTTCAGATAATGCACTTATTTTCGAAGAGAGCGGTCTATCAGAAGATGACTTTGAAGCGATCGATGAAAAGATCGAATCATCATATAAGGATGGATACAGAGCGGGAAGTTTATTCCAACTTGAGCAAGCGGCAGCAGACTATGGAGTAGGCAAGTAATGACATATCAAGAAATTAAAGCACTAAGTTCAAAAAATCTCAGAGGATTACTTAAAGAAGATCTTGACGTAGATCTGATTGATATGATAACATATGAACTCTTTGAAGTAAGGGAGGAGTAGACAGTTTGACTAGTGGCACAACACCCCTAGCAATCGCGTCTCAATCCTCTATAATATTAGTATAAGCAACACAGGAGCACCACTCAAATGCGTAAGATCGAAACTCAAATGAACTCAGCAATCAGAAGCGGAAGCAACTTCAGTTCAGCAAATACTACTGTTTCACACGCTAACGGCGAAGCAAACGTTTATCTTCACGGCAATCACATCGCGACAGTTACAAATAATTCTGTTTTATTGTTCGATGGCGGTTGGCAGTCAAATACAACTAAATCACGTCTAAACGCTATTCTTGATGAATTCTCTTATGGCACTAGAGTTTTTCAAAAGCAATTTGAGTGGTTCGTAGGTTATAAGAACTTGACTGAAGATTTCGCTAACGGTATGGAGTTAGCGTTCTAAGGAGTTGACTTAATTCACTATATACACTATAATAAGGGGACTAAATCAAGTCCTCTTTTTTTATGCATAATCCTAAAGAACTATCGGACGATTTCGAATCCATCGCACAGACTAACGTCTATGGGTTGTTTATGTCCCCTGTAGGTAATTATACCAATAAAAACCACGAAAGGGATAAACTTGCAATTACGAGTTATATTAATAGTTGCACAAATGATGACTTATTTCAATCCCCTAATAGCGATATATGCCACGGTGTGACGCAAATCGGGAAAAATAACATCCTAGACCATCCAACACTTAAGGACGTAAGAGAGACCATTTTAGATGCAGTTAAGCAGGTTAATGAACAATCTCTTAATTATGACTTATCAAGTATGGAATTAATCGATTCACATATTGAAGTCGCATCACAAAACGCCCTATACGCACCTCACGAGTTTTCTAATTGTTTATACTCAGGATGCTATTTCATTAACTATGACCCACAAAAGCATTCGCCTCTTAAGTTTAAACGTATTACACAGTCATCCTATTATCCAATTATGCAATGTAAGCAAAATGGTCTAACCGCGTTTAATCTATTAGATGCAAACGTACCCACTACTGAAGGAGATATTATCATTTTCCCCAGTAACCTAACTCACGGATATGAAATCAATGGAGAACATAACCGTATTACTCTATCCTTTAATGTAGCACCTTAAATGAATCCCTTTACAAAAATTGATGACAACACTTATAGAGATAGCGAGGGAACACTATATAAACCCATCCCTAACTATGAAGACTATTATGTTAGTAACCTCGGATCCATTTATTCTACTAAGTGGGGAAAGTGGAAGAAATTGAAAATTCACCTTAACGAAAATGGTTATAGAAGAGTAACACTAAGACAAGATGGTAAGACAGTAGTAAGGAGAGTTGCTAAACTTACCGCACTTGCTTTTATATCCCTACACTCAAGTGTTACCAATGTGTTACACATAGATGGGAACAAATTAAATGATCACGTCTCTAACCTTAGACTAGATAAACAACCTATTTCATAAATGTACAAATAAACATACTTAGAAACTTTATACATTGAGGAAACTAGCGGAGGAATAGCGACCTAAGACCCTAACATATCGACATCAATCTGTCAACCTTTATGGGAAAATTGAAATAATTGCCCTATAGAGAAAATTGGTATATAATGCAGGTGTTCAGAAATTTCCCCTACTATTCAATGGGACGCACATACAAACGTAATGACACATACAAGAGTAATAGAGCGAAGTCATTACGAGAAAAGAGAAACAAACCGAATGAGGTACTAACTAACAAGAATTACCAACGGAGAACAAAGAAACAAAACCGCTTTAATTCATCGGAGGATTATGGAAATGAATGACCCTAGGAAACTAGACTGGATCGATGTGCTACTTGACGAAACCGATGAGGATATGGTAGAATATGACTATGAAACCTATGATGATGAATCGAATGACTTAGATCTTGATTACACTACTCAATCGTGAACAGATTTCAATTTCTATGTGAACTGTATGAAACCGAATCAATCCCCCCATTAGAGTTAGTGGAGTGGGGTCAATTCATACTAGACACAGAGATACAACCGCACTTCACTAAGTATCAGAAACAATTGCAGTATCTGGTCAGCGAAGGGTTATGTTATCACGTGCCAATCTAAACGGGGAGCGACATATAAAACGGGTCCCCTACAGCAACCTACAACAGTATAGGGACGAGTATATTATCGAAATCGTCCTTTTGGGTCCCCCATATATCAAAAAATTTCTCAGGTAAAAAAATGACTAAAAAGGTTGAGCAGTACAAGGAGATGTATTCATCATTCATCGGAAGGGAATGGGGAGGACAGAAAGGGGGTGGATGTTTCAAGTTACTGTTTGATTTCGGTATTGAGACAGGTTATCACGAGTGTAAGGAAGACTATAGTTTTAACAATCGAAGTTTCTTGAAGAGTATCTGGGAAGATGAGGGATGGACCTCGACGAAGGTCTCTGAGATGGGCGAAGAGTTTAGTGTCGATGATTTAGAGCAATTCGATCTACTGTTGATGAATTTAGATAGTAATCGATTGAATCACGGTGCTGTATATCTGGGAGATGGGTATATCCTTCACCATAAGGCATTTGATGTAAGTAGGATAGAAAAGGTAAAACCCTACATAGGACAGACACTATATGTGATACGAAAGAATGTCTCATAGATATATCCTTACAATAGATGAGGACGACGATACAGGCGAACTATATGTTACTTTACCTGACACTTTACTAGAGGAAGCAGGTTGGTACTATGGTGATGAACTAGAATATGAAATGGAGGATGATAAGATCATCTTAAAAAAATTTACTGAACCGTGATGAACAAACCAGACTGGACAAAGTTAAGTATCGAACACAAACGTGTTATTTACGATGCAGTACGGTATTATCAAGACAGTAGACTCACATCACACCAAGGCGAATGCTATAATAAGTGTGATGAAATTTTATCATCCCTATGTGGAACACTGAAACGTTATGAAGTTGCGACCAACACAGACTGCGACATCTGATGAATGGACTATTACTTTGACGAAAGAAGAGCGTCAACTCATTGTGAATAGTGGTGCGTGGGCACTGATGTACAAACCAGAAGTGTGTGGTGGCAAGGAACTTGCAAAAGTTCAAGCGATTCATAGATCTCTTAGGGAGAAGTTAGGAGTAACTGAGGGATTTGTATGACACAGCATAAGATGCAACATCAAAGGGTAGTGGATAATTTCCTACCAGAGGAAGAATTCGAGCGTATGCAGGAACAAATTTGTGGTGATCAGTGTTTCCCTTGGTATCTGAATCACGCAAAGGTAATGCACGTTGCACGAATGATAGACCCAGAATTACAGAAGAAAGAGATATATAATTGGCAGATGGTACATAAGTTCTATGAGGGCGGCAGACCTCAGTCTCAGCAATGGGATATGATTTTACCTTTAATCAATAGAATCCAACCGAGAGCGTTAATTCGTATCAAGGGGAATTTGAATCATCATACAGACAACTTAATCGAATACGATTTTCATACAGACTGTGGAGAGTATTCTGAATTTGGACAAGATAACGTCTTTGCAGGCGCTACAACCGCTGTGTTCTACTTAAATGATAACGATGGTTATACGTTCTTCAAGGACGGGACCAGAGTCCAATCTAAGGCGAATAGGATTGTTTTCTTTCCAGTGAATACTCCACACGCAGGAACATCAACGACTGACACTAAATTTCGATTTGTGTTAAACTTAAATTACTTCTAAAGGCATTAAACATACTAAGACGTTACCCCGCGAGCGTCGTAACTATTCTAATAACTATTATGAAATACGAACTTCATACGTGGAAATATGATAAGGACTGGGATCAGAACTGGTTACCTAACTTTATCCAACCATTAAATACGAAGAACAACGGAAACGATGTGCAAGCACCACGTCGGCAGCAATTAATGGAGGAACTGGAAACAAAGGGAGATAA